CATCAACTGAAACAGACAATAATGCTCGTTATGTTTATAGAGAAATAAAGCGTTCAAGTTTTGTTCGTTCTTTTGCTGTTGGCGAAGGTATTGATAAAAGTAAAATAAAGGTTGATTATCAAAATGGAGCAATCAAGATTATACTGCCTAGAATTAAAATCGAAGAACAAAAGCCACAAAAAATCAAGTTGCTATAAGATAAGTGTTGACAATTGATGTATCTTCATACATTATATCAGTCTTAAAGGTTATATAAAGTTCCAATTCTTATGATAATTGGATGGTGGAGGGTGATGTTGAGTTCAATCACCCCTAATTAAGCCCCACAGAAATGTGGGGTTTTTTGTTTTTTTCTATGAGTTGTATATATTTATTGTTATAACTTTATACAAAAATATATGAAAAAATCGGAATTAAAGCAGTTGATTAGAGAAGTTGTGCGAGAAGTATATTCTCAACAAGACGAAGGTTTCGGAGATATCCGCGATAAGATTGGAGATTTTTTGGCAGATCCAACCGGAAGAAAACAAAAAGCGTGGGATGCAGCACGTCGCGAGGAAGAAAAACCTAAAAATGAAAAATTTAAAAAATTTAAAGATACGATTCAACATAACTTAAAATCTATTCCTAAATATGTTGAGGCATTTACTGCCAAAGCACGTGAGGCTGCTGAAAAGGTGCAAAACGAAAGACCCCCTCGTTCCTCCGGACCACAGTATCATCAAGGAAACGGCTATTATTCACGTGACGCTGGTCAAGATTATGAGTATTGGGAAAAACGCGATGACCGAGAAGAAAAGGCGGCTGATACCCGTTTTAAAATCGGCTTGGCATCACTGCAAAGGAGGTATGAAAATATCAAACAATTTATTGATTATATTCAGGGACAATTTAAAACTGATATAGAAAAGCTTGAACAACTTGATAGCTATGATTCCGTCGAAGAGTTCATATTATCCTATGGAGAAAACTTCAACAAAAAGATTGACCGCATAGAGGAATTTTGCAGTGAATATACGATAACACGCATAGGATATGAAAATGAATTTAAAAAGATAAATAATATTTTATAACTTAATATAACACACATATTACACAAAGAACCCCAAACATAAAGTTTGGGGTTTCTTTTTTATAATATATACTATACTTATATACATATGAACTTTTTAGCATTTTTAGTATTATTGAGTGCAATAGCAATATCTGTGTGCGGTGCGTATTTTAGTATCGTTGGATTAAAGTTGTTGTTTGTTGGTGGTGGCATATCCATTATAATAATGGGAATTGCTCTTGAAGTTGGCAAATTTATTACTGCTACGTTTTTAAAACAAAAATGGAATGATATAACTTTGTGGATGAAAGCTTATATGGTTTCAGCAACAATGATACTTATGCTCATAACATCAATAGGTATATATGGATATTTGAGTGCGGGATATACAGCCACTTCTATTGCTGTACAAGGCTATGAACATCAAATAGAAGCAAATATAACCAATATAAAAGATATTGAGAAAGAAATAGCGTCTTTGAAGACATCAACTTATAATGAAGCAGAAACACGGTCTATCGAGGACAACAGAAAGAAAATAATTGAACAGCGTACTTTGCTTATAAATCAAAAGAATCAGCAAGCAGAAACTATAAGAAAATCAACTGATACAAACAGAGATGCGTCGTCTGATATAATGTCAGCAAAACAAGCATTGGAATTATCCAAATCATCTACAGATTCTGATATTGGTAGAGAACTTGAACAAATCAAGCTGTATAATTCACGACTTGAGATATTGGACAAAGAAGTACAAAAATGGATAGACCAAGGAAGTGGAAACATGTTCAAAAAAGGTGGCTTGGATAAAGCCCGAGAAATCAAACAATCGCAGCAGAAAGAACGCGATGACATTGATGTTCAAATAAAATCTTCACAAGACAGAATGGAAAAACTTCGTCAGCAATATGCTGGTCAAGTAAAAGAATATAATGATCGTGTAGCAGCAATTGAATCTCGTAGCAGATCTCAAAGAAGTGAAATTGACGCTAATATAAAAAATACTGAAAAAGAAGCTGCCGAAATTGCTGCATCTATAACAGCATACAACAAAGAAACAGATGAAAAGATTGTTGCATTAAACACCAAAAAAGGTGAAATGACTGAACAAAGTAAACAAAAGATAACTGAATATCAAAATAATATACAAGCGTTGCGAGCACAAAATACCGAAACACAAGAAAAGATTGTTCATACAGATGTTGGTACATTCAAGTTTATTGCTAAAAGTCTAAACATTCCATTGGACGATGCAGTTAATTATTTTATTTGGGCAATTATTGGAGTGTTTGATCCATTGGCAATATGTTTAATTTTGGCGTTTAATGCATTGATTAAAAAAGATGAAAAATCCGAAAATAAACAACAACCAAAGACTGTGATAGAGCCAGAACCAACATCAACGCCGACCCCGACGCCGACCCCGACGCCGACATCAACACCAAATCCAACCCCGACTGCATCATCCGAATCATCATCCACGCCGGTCGTAGAAAATATTTTGGTACAGGAACCCATTGCGGCTGATGTTATATCATCAGAATCGGTTGATATAGACATACCACACATAGCATTGCCGCCCAAAGCACCAACCGCTCCACACGGAATAAAAAGCGGAAAAGTGTCTCCGAGATAAAATTATTTAAATTTCATTTTTTATATATTGACAATATAAACATTTAGCATATACATGTGAATGTGCATACGACTATTCACAAAATATGAGTTACAAAATTGTCAAAAATAAAGATATTCTACACAAAAAAACCGAACCAGTATCAACAATACAAGAAGGTGAAGAAATAGCCAAAAAATTGATCGAGGCTTTGGATACACTTTCACATGGTATTGGTCTTTCTGCTATACAAATAGGAATACCCAAGGCGGTATCAATTGTAAGAGTTCGTAAAGATAATCCTCCGATTATTCTCATGAATCCTACTATTGTAGAAGCAAGTAAAGAAAAGCTTATCTTTACTGAAGGTTGTATAAGTTTGCCAGGCAAGCTTACCAACACAGTTCGTTCATTGAAAGTTACTGTATCCACTCTGAATCATGCCAATCCTCTTTCATTTGGTCCAGATACAGACCCAATCACGCAAGAATCTGTTGGCAAGGACTTGGGTTTGCTTGAAAGCATCTGCATTCAACATGAAACTGACCATACCAATGGTGTATTGATGATTGATGAAGGTGTTCGTTTTGTTCCTGTAGTGGATAAAAAAGTGAAATATGGAAGAAATGATAAAGTTATGGTAGAAAAAGCTGGAGAAACTCAATATATAAAATACAAGAAAGCCTTGGAACTCGTGGAGCAAGGCTGGGCAATTCTATAATATGAACATTGACATTGATAACCTTGAAGAAATAAAAGAACTACTTAAACACGCACTTGAACGACACAGTTGGCCAGCCGTTGAAGATGCCCTAACAATACTGAAAGAAGAACTCGGTTATGAAGCCGATGAACTTGAAGAAGAGGAGCAATAATTTATGTGGATAATAGTAACATTAATGGTTTTGTTTTTCATCTCAACATGTGCGTTGGGATTTGCGTGCTATAACATGCTAAAAAAGATTGAAGTTCACGAAGAGTGGATTGAAGAATATCGCACAGAAATAGACAAATATCGTACAGAAATAGAAAATGTGTATAAACGCTTAAAAATGGTCGATGACAAAAACTTGTTTGAAAAAGACGATGATGTTGGATTTGTTTTTTCCGAAATACAAAGAGTGATACAAGAGTTTAATGACAGCATAAAATAAAATGAAGAAAATTAAAAAAACTGGTAAGCAGAATAAAGTTGTAAAAAAGTCCAAGCCAACAAAAAAAGTTGTCAAAGCTCAAAATCCTAAAAATAAAATAAAGAAGCAAATTGTACATACGGCAGAATTTCATGTAAATGAAAAGATTTCTCGTCCACGTGGTAGACCAAAGGGAAAAAAGAACACAAAAGAACCCGTTGAGGGGGTTGAAAAAAAGGTTTCTAACGTGTACTTCACACCAGATACAGAATCAGCCATTGTTGCTTATAATGAAACAGAAGACTCGGTAGAAAAAAATAAAATATACAACGAAAAGATACAAGGTGCATTTGGTAAAATAGCCGAGAATATTTATAATACATTCAAGTTTAGTTATGCTGATGTAAGTCCACTTGATGTTCAGAAACAAGCCATTTCACACATGGTTGCAAACATGAGCAAATATGAAAAAGGAAAAGGTAAGGCATTCAGTTATTTTAGTATTGTAGCCAAACATTGGTTTATTTTAGACAACAATACAACACATCGTCGTTTCAAGAAACATGTTGAGATTTGTGAACAAGCTGGAGAATCTGGAGAATTTGTGGTTGAACCAGAACACCAAAAGCAAGAAAGCGAAACACGTGAGTTTATCAAACTCATGGTTGAATATTGGGACAAAAATGTGGGCAAGCATTTTACCAAAGACCGCGATTTAAAGATTGCCAACGCAGTTGTTGAAATATTCAGAAATGCTGATCGCATTGATGTATTCAATAAAAAGGCATTATATCTATATATACGAGAGATTGCAGATTGCCAGACACAGCATATCACAAAAGTTATAAACAAGATGACAGGACCGCAGTCAGTTATAAAAACAGAATATCTAAACCGTGGTACGGTTGCTCTCTAAATATATACAAATTAGACTATTTATAGGATATGGAAACATATGAATTTGAGATTTATAAGGGAAAAAGCTTTGCTTCTTTGTGCAAAGATATTATAAATAACTCAGAACAAAAGAAAGACCAGTTGGATATATTGATCACAGACCTAAAAGACATGATCAAGACTGTAAATGACGCTGTTACAATCGTTCCTTTGCTCAAAGAATACTTTGATGTGTCTGTGCGCAATGATGAGCAACTAATCAAACTTGCTGCCATTATTCAAAGATTGATGTCTGGTAAGGTTGGACCGGAAGGTGAAGGTGGTGGTACAATATTGACAGATGAAGAAAAGAAGCAACTCATGTCAGCTATAGAAGAGACTGCAAAAACAATGAAGTCCCCAGAAAAGTCTAAAGAAGAAAGTAAATAATGTCATACACAGAAACAGAACGCAGAAGTGACCTGAACATAAAGCAAGATGACATGCTTGCTTCCAAAAGGTTTGTTATTGAACGCAAACCTGATACAAGTTATTTCTATGAATTGGAAGAGGCGGTGGTACTGGATATTATATTGGACGATAAACACCCGGCATTTACAGACGAATTGGATGCCAATGATTTTCCACCAAATATAGATGGCAGTGAACCTGTTTCCGGAACAAATGATTATGGTCAAATTGGTGCAATCAAATTTAGATTCTTGAACAGTGAAAGAGGTAAAGATAAAGAACAACTTGGTTGGGCATATCCAATTGAAAATACTGGTATAACCGAGTGGCCGTTGATGAATGAAATGGTGATTGTTGGAAGATACATGGAAAGTTATTTTTATTCTCGTAAATTAAACTTCAAATCGGTTGTGAATAGCAATGCCAGTTTTATAACCGAACGTGTGTCTGGCTGGGTGAGTGAAAATACCGATGAATATAACAACGGAGAACCATACACTGGTCCAAAATCTGTTATGAATTTTTTTGGCGGGGAAAATTATACGGGAGTGTTGGGAAATTATTTCAAATTCAATCCAAAGATTCGCTCTATTAAAAGATACGAGGGAGATACTATATTAGAATCAAGATTTGGATCTTCTATAAGATTCGGAGCATATGACGGTGTTAGGGGCAATGACGATGGAAAAGATGATTACTCCGATGGCGGTGGTAATCCAAAGATTCTACTGCGTAATCGGCAGGCACCAATTAAAAATCCAGAAGGTTTTACGGCAAAAGGATATACCGAAGAAGATATAAATAAAGACGGTTCATCTATTCATATAACTTCCGGCAATACTGTATCAAATTTTCAACCCACGACAACGAACGCAATAATACGTGGAAACAAACCGGTAGGTTTACCAAAACTGAACGGTGATCAGATCGTAATAAACAGCGATAGGTTGGTATTTTCTTCCAAATCTAATGAAATGTTTTTTTTCTCTAAGAAAAAGATTGGAATGACAAGTGACGACGCAATTTCCATATCATGTGTTGATAGAATGACACTCACCGCATTAAAGACGGCGACAATAAATTCTCCTAAGATATATTTGGGAGATCATGGAAAAACATATGAACCCGCTTTGTTAGGAAGAAGTACGGTGGCTTGGATGTATTCAATGTGCGATTGGATGTTATTGAATGTCAATACACAAATTCAAGTCCTGATGGCCCTACAGACTCACTTACATTTGACCAAAACTGGACCAACCCTACTTCCTATATTACCACCCGCGTCGGTCTTGTGGGCGGAACAATTGCTGTCTCTACAAGCATCCCAGATCAGTTTGCTGGCTCTTCGCTCTCAATTGAGTTCACTCATGAGTGGTAGAGTGTTTGTTGCTGGGGGGGTAGATTAACATATGCCAGACATTCCATTATTTTCTGCACCAACTGTGTCTTTCAGTCCACCAACGTCTCTATCGGCTATGACAAACGGCGTGACATCCACCGGTTTGTCGATGTTAAAATCTCCCACAATATCTATTGGAGCGGGTTCTTCTTTATCTTCCATTGCATCTGTTTCGGGAATTTCCTCGACAATTGGCGGGGTTCCAAAAACATTGTCGGGGGCTGTTTCAAGTTTTGGGGCTCCAACGACGATTGGTGGTATATCGGCGGCGTTCGGGGGTCCAACTTCTCTGTCGGGTATCGCGGGTACCATGGGATTATCAACATCTCTTCCAAATTTTGCAGCATCATTGCCACCGCTTCCAAGTTTGAATTTGCCAAACATGCCAAGCTTTCCAGGTTTGGACAAAGCCGGTATTCTTCTTGGTGCCGGACCAAAGTTTATTGCCGATAAAATTACAAAATACACAACTATAGTCCCGCCATTTGCACCGGGTCTTAAAATAAACATGGCAATGGTAGGTGGGGCGATTGCGATAATTTCCGCACTATCTTCCGGAAATCCCGGTGCAATATTAAAGTCATTGGTTGAGGATATGGTAGATCAGGCGGTTGGAGATTTGAAAAACCAAGTCGGTGACGCGTTAAGCGGAGCTATGGACCAGACTGGCGTGTCCTCCATTCAGGACCAAATTCAAGGAATACAAGGAGATATCCAAAATGCAGCTTCCAATGCAACCAGTACGGTTGGAGACACCGTTTCTGGCACCGTGGCGGAAAATACTTCCGGTGGAATTGCAAATCTAAACCTATCGGTAGTGTCAACACCAATAAATAATACACTTTCTGGTGCCACATCATTCACTAATGATAAAATAAGTGCATTCAGTTTTCCTCCATCGGGATAATTATCAAAAACACATTATATTTATAAAGGAATCATATATATGAACAAGAAAGAACTATTGGAAATTATAAGAACGGTTGTACGAGAAGAGATTAATAACTCTCTTCCGCAATATCTAATGGAAGTATTGGCCGAGCGAATCACCGCCCAACCGGTCATTACCGAACAAAAAGAACCAACTATACCCGTTGAGCCAAGAAAAAAGCCATCGGTTTCTTTCGAGGCACCGATTAAGAAAGCACCGGTACAAGCACCAAGAACATTTTCTTCAAACCCAATATTTAACCAAATATTGAACGAGACGGTTGGAGGAGTGCCGGACGAAAGTTCTGTGTCTGTTCCTTCTGCTATAGACACTATAAAAAATCTACCAAAAGAGGTGTTGGCCGAAAACAAGGACGTTGCTGCGGTGGCAAACGCCATGACCAGAGACTATTCCAAATTGATGCGAGCGATTGACTCCAAAGCTAAATCCAACAGACCGGCATAAATATGGCAACAACAACACAAACTTATGGTATAGTTCTTCCCATCACTCATGGTCCACATGGCTATTTCAACCAAAGTTACAGTGTAATTGAACAAGTAAAATCCAACTTAAATTTGTTGCTAAAAACAAAAAAGGGAGAACGTAGAATGAACCCAGATTTTGGTTCTGGGTTATGGAATGTATTATTTGAGAATATGTCAGATGACATGACTCCAATTATTGATAGCACGATTCGCAGAGACATTACCAAATGGATGAGTTATGTGAATGTGCAATCTGTATCTGTAGTTAATAACAAAGATAATAATTATAATCGCTTGGATGTATCTGTTGTATTCACAGTTCCATCTATTGGAGTTTTTGACCAACAAACATTGCAAGTGGGCATGAACACAAATAATATATGATTTTAGACACACCAAAATCCTTTCAACCTGGAAAAAGAGATATTAAGTATCTCAGCAAGGACTTCTCTCAATTGAAGCAGTCTTTGATTGATTTTTCTAAAACATATTATCCAAACACATACAAGGATTTTAGCGATGCTTCACCGGGAATGATGTATATTGAAATGGCAGCTTATGTTGGTGATGTATTATCATACTACATAGACTATCAATTCAAAGAATCTATGTTGGTTAATTCGGAAGAGCGTCAGAATATTATTGATTCTGCTCGTTCTTTGAGTTACAAGTCAAAACCAACCGCTCCAAGCGTTACAAATTTTGATGTATATCAATTGGTACCATCAAAAATTTCAGAAGACGGTAGCATTGTTCCAGATATGAGTTATGCTCAAATCATAAAACCGGGTATGTCTGCCACCAGCGATTCTGGCGTTTCATTTTTGACAAGTGTACCGGTGGACTTTACTGTAGATACCCAAAACGATCCACTTGAAGTTTCTGTATATCAACGCAACGCTGCTGGTCAGCCAGAATTTTATGTATTAAAAAAGTCCGCTGACGCATTTTCGGGTCAATTGATAACCAAGACCGTGAGCATATCAGCGCCATCTCCATTTTATAAAATATATCTTTCTGAAACAAATATCATTGAAGTTTTTGATGTATATGATTCTGACGGAAATCGCTGGTATGAAACAGATTATCTTGCACAAGATTTGGTGCCAATTGAAAGCGAAAATATATACAAAAACGACATGTCGCTTTCTTCATATAGAGACACCGTACCGTTCTTGCTAAAGTATTTAAGAACATCCAAGCGGTTTGTTACCGGTGTACAAGCCGACAACACAACATTCTTAGAGTTTGGTTCTGGTACAAATATATCCGACGACGAGATTATTGTTCCAAATGTATATACGGTTGGAAAACCAAACACATTCAGAAATGAGAGCATAAACTATGACCCAGCAAACTTTCTGTCGTCCAGATCATTTGGACAAGCTCCAAGCAACACAACATTGACCATTCGTTATATAACCGGCGGGGGATTGGAAAGCAATGTAAATGCCAATACTATCAAGAACATCACCAACGTGGAATTCTTTGGAGATATCACAGAATTGCCGGTATTTGATCAGGGGTTGACAAATTTAGTTAGACGTTCTGTAAAAGTAAACAACCCAGTTCCTGCTTCTGGTGGTCGCGGTTCAGAAACCAATGATGAAATTCGCAATAATGCATTATCAAGTTTTTCTGCACAAGGACGAGCAGTGACCCAAAAGGATTATGTTGTAAGAACATACGCAATGCCTTCAAAATACGGTTCAATTGCCAAAGCATATGCCGTGGCGGATACCAACTTGGATTCTCCGGATATTCAACCACAACCAAACCAATTGTCCGTGAATTCATTTGCACCGGAAAATACAAATCGCAAGAATATCAACCAGAATAATCCGTTTGCTATCAATCTATATTTGCTTGGTTATGATACCAATCAACGTTTGATAAATACCAATGAGGCAATTCGCCAAAATCTCAAGAACTATCTCAATCAATATCGCATGTTGACGGATAGTGTCAATCTATTGGATGGATATATAATAAATATCGGAGTGGACTTTACTATCATTGCTTATAAAAATTATAATAAGCGAGAGGTGTTGGCAAATTGTTTGACTTTAGTTCAACAATTCTTTGACATCAACAATATTCAGTTTTGCCAACCAATTAATTTGAGTCGCCTTGAGTTAGAGATTGCCAAGATTGATGGAGTGCAGTCTGTTTCTTCATTGAAAATCAAAAATTTGACATTGCGAGATGGTGATTATTCTCCATATGAATATGACATTTCCAAAGCCACATTAGACAAAGTAGTATATCCATCAATAGACCCGTCAATATTTGAAGTAAGATTTCCTACAAAAGACATTGTGGGCAGAGTGGCATAAATATAGGCTCAATTTATTGGTCGGGGTATATATTTATAATGTAAAGAATATAGCATATGCATTACTTTTTATATCCAACCAAAGACACCACCATCAGCAACGATCCGTCATATATGTTCAAGAACATGGGGTTGGACGAAATTCTTGAAGTAGAAAAACGGGTATCTTATGGTAGTTGCTCAAGTACGGGAACATATTCCACACCAGTTTCATTCACCAGTTCAAGCATTGAACTTTTAAGCGGTTCGATGTCCGGTTCTTTTGATTCGGGGTCAACCGACCCGAAGGTTGTATCAAGTTCATATATCCAAACCAGCCAAGTTACTCAAGGTTCTGTATTATCAAGAGCCTTGTTACAATTTGATTTGAGTAATATATCATCTTCTATAGTATGTAACAAGATAGTAAATCCGCGCTTTTATCTTGTTCTAAAAACATGCGAATCTAAAGAAGTTCCTGTAAAATACACACTTGCCGCATATCCAATTTCTCAATCTTGGGGAATGGGTTCTGGATATAAGTATGATGGTCAAGCTGCGTCGGATGGAGCAAATTGGAAGTTTGTTGATGGATTCTCTGAAAAATGGACAACCGGTTCTTTAACTGATTGTAGCGGCGGCGGTGTTTGGTGGATTTCATCAAGCTTGCTAGGTTCTGGTTCTGGATATGCTCAACCTCCATACAACAATCCATACAATCCGTTTCCAAATTGCGACGACCATTATGTTCCGCCAGCAACGTCATCTTATATAGCACCAGTTACCGGTGGATATACTTGCACCCAATCGTTTGATTATCAAACCAGTGATGTTCGTATGGACGTAACTCCAATTGTAGAAGCATGGCTAACAAGTGGAATTGAAAATAACGGATTGATTGTATTACACAGCGATGAATCAAGTTCAATAGATTATGGAAAATTAAGATTCTTTTCTAAAGAAACCAATACAATATACTCTCCATACATTGATGTAGCGTGGGCAGATGCAATTATTGAAACCGGTAGTGCTGACCCAATTCAATTGAGAGATGCAGTTGTTAATATGAAGAATCTTGCTAAAGAATATAAGCACGGTTCTATACTAAGAATGGATGTAACTTCAAGAAAGCGTTATCCACAAAAAACATTTACAAACAAACTTTCGGAATATTTGACTCCGTATTATTTACCAAGTTCAAGTTTCTATTCTATTAAAGATGCTGAAACCGAAGATTCTGTATTACCGTATGACGAATATACCAGATTAAGTTTTGATTCATATGGAAATTATTTTATGTTGGATACAACCGGTCTTCCTCAAGAAAGATATTACAAGGTAGAAATTCGTTCAGAGCAAAGTGGATCTATAACGACATTCACCGTTCCAACCGCATTCAAGATTTCTAGATGAAACCAAATCCATATCTGACAGATTATAATCAAGATGATATACAGAATCTATATTCCAGCGGGTCAATAATCCCAAACATAGATTCATATGGTAATTTGATTATACAAAATGTCAGTGGTCAGTTGTATTCATCTTCAATAACCATTCCTTTACAGAATGTGGTGTACGACCCAATCAAAGTAGAAACAAAATATGATGTTACATTCAAAGAACTATGAAACTTGCGGATATAAAATATAGAACACAATCCACATCTTCTTTGAATGTTGGCTCTACTTTTTCTGAAAAAGATTTGAAGTTTTATACCGAAAATCAAACTTATGTTAATTTTCCGTTTGGGGAGTCGGATAAGGACATAATAAAGATATCAGTATTCAATTTTGATGAGTCTAGGGTGACTGCCTCCGTGATCATGTCGTCCGGATCGTATACAAAAAATACCCAGTCATACTATGATGTAACCAACAAATATGTTACTTATTCATACGATAAATTTAATAGTACGCTTCCTATTATAGACTCGACTCCATATTCTTCGGAAACAACCGATTCAACAAATATATCCGGCTCCGTTTTAACGAGTTCTCTTTTATTGGATGTATCCAAAGAGTTGAACAATGTAGGAATAGCTGATGGAAATTACAAGGTTTCCATAGAATTATTGAGAAATTTAGTTGGAACAGAGTCCGGTTCGGACGAAAAGCTGATAATAGATACAATCTCTACATCAAGAACTGAAATAGCAGTAATTCCAAAGACACTGAAAGGAATACAATCAAATACCGTTGATGAATTTAATGTATTTTCAAATTATCAATTTGAAATTAAGGAAATCGCAGAGTCTCTTACAGATTCTATTTCTTCTCCACCAATATACAATTTATATTACACGGCAAAAAATCAATATTTAAATGCCGCCGCAAGCTTTAAGTATAATTACGGATTGAACAGCAGAGAATCGGAATCTGGTAATGATATTGATGCTATAAATCTTCTGACCGACATGTTCTATGGAGTGAAGAAGGGTAACATTCGCAACAGTGGAGAAATTTCTACAAATGACATTCTGGGAATATATGACCAGTTCAAAAACTGGTTATATCAGAATTATGAGTCCGGTGCCAATTTTCAAGATGTACGAGACTACTATTATAGCATATTCAGATTTGTAGTTGACCAAGAACTCAACAGAATAACCAACAGGAAGCCAGACGATTATAACTCTATACTAGAATTTCTTGAATATATCTATTATAATCTCATTTTTTATCCGGAGATTTATGTTATAGAGGCAAAGCACAACATATATTTGTCCGGATATTTTAAGAATTATGTAAATTTTGAAGGAGATAAAAAATATTCCATTCTCAACAAGAAGGTGGTTTCCACCACCAATCCAAGATTTTACGATAAGTTGGTATTAAAACTTAGCGATCCTTTACCAGCTTCAATATCGGTTGGAGATGATATGTGGATATCGAACAACTTTGGATTTCTTCCTATAGTTCAGAATTTATACTATTTTACCAAACCAAATATACAAACAATTCAGTTAAAGGGTCCAAATTTTTTGGTTAGGATTGAGAGTCAGGGTAATGCTACAGAAGTTTTATCAATGGAACAGTTGATAAATCAAACCGGCAGTGCATACAGCGAAATGGTTTCCAAGATAAGTATTCCGTTTGATACCATTGTTGATAATACAAATTACAGAAAATTTGAAAATTTTGTAAATTTCTCATCAGCAACTTTAAGAGTCTCCGCATTTGATACAAAAAAGTCTCAAATTGAAAAATTACAAGGCGACATAGAATATTTTACAACCAAACTAGATAGCAATCCAGACGATCAGTTTTATATAAAAGAACGTACAGACGCTAATACGGAAATAGACAACATTGAAACTTCAATGGATGGGTATGAAAAATTCTTGTACAATAATCCTGTATGGTATACGGAGCATATTGGTTCGTCGTCTTTGTATGATCGCAACAATGGAAATTCTTTAATTAACAATCTTCCACAATTCATGGTGGAAGAATCGGACGCCAATATTGATTATATAAAGTTTGTTGGCATGGTTGGTCATTTCTTTGACAATCTTTCTTTAAGCATAAAGCAAATCACCGAGAAAAACAATTATTCCAACAGTTCAAATTATGGTATTTCCGTAGATATTGTTGAAGACATGTTGGCATCGCTTGGATGGGAAGCGGAGATTTCTAAAGAGAATCTACCGTTATTATTGTCGTCATTTAATCAAAATGATTTTGATATTGGTACCGAGTTGTATAATCAAACTAGACAACTGTCCGAAGAACAGCGGAATCAAATCATCTGGAAGCGTATTCTCAACACCCTGCCTTATATCTACAAGACCAAAGGTACAGAAGCTTCGTTATCATCATTGTTGAGTTGTTTTGGAATACCAAAGAATATCATAAAAATAAAAGAGTATGGTGGAATTCATAATATACACAATCTACAAGATACTTCCGAGTATGTGATAGACGAAGTAAAATATGAACCATATTTTTCTGGAAATTCGGAATATTTTAAGGTCAACTGGACTGGAAGTGCTCAAACATTGGAATTCAACTTTGCGTTTGACAAAACCAACACAAGTGAGGAAGGGCATGTATTCAGATTGGCTGAATGTCCAGGTAGTTGGTTGTTGGGTGTATATAGAGACAAAGGATTGGATTGGGGAAAACTGTTCTTTAGCTTGGATGATGGTTCCGGTAGCGTAAAGACTATCATGACCAACAAGGCACCGGTGTTTGATGGCAATACCTATCACGCCATGCTTCGCCGCCATGATGCATCTCAAGAATTTTCCGTTTACAATTTCACTCCGTCACAAATAGACCAATACCCAATCAAGTATGATGTGCAACTGCAAAGAGCCGAGGATTCCAGAATAACATTCTTTGCAACGGCAAGCCAATATTTGAGTGGAAGCTGTAATACACAGTTCCGTTCTGGTTCACATGTTTATATTGGTAACTATAACCAGAACACCGCTTCATTAAATGTTGATCCAGAAGCATTCTTTGGAAACATTGATGAAATAAAAATTTGGGAATCTCCTATCAGCGATTCTGTTTTTGAAAATCATACATTGCATCAGAATGCATATGATATGAATTCACCTACGGATATGATTTCTGACAATCTAATCAGAATATCGTTTGAACGTCCATTGGAATTACATGCACCTTCAAATTCCACCACCTTAAACAATTTGTCTTTCCGTAGTGATTTTCCGACGTTTGATGCAGTAAACTTCCCAGAAAATAATATTCCTATAAAGCAAGAAACCGAATGCGATCCTACAAATGGACCTGGATTTCCGTGGCAGTTTACTCGCAAGGATTCAAGACAGACCATAAAATTACCTGACTATGGTGCTGGTAAGTTCGGAAGCAATAAAATCAATTATGTTGAACAAGAGTTGATATCAAGCTTGTCTTCAACCGAACGCTCGTCCCTGCAATCAAGCGAACTTGTTGGTGTGGGATCTAATAGACTTGGTATATTCTTTTCTCCTTCGGAAATTCAAAACACAGAAATAATCAAGTTCTTTGGAAATTATCCGTTATCTGAACTAATTGGAGACCCCTCATATGTGTATGCAAGTTCATATACTCGATTTGAAAAGTTTAGGCAAATATTCTATGACCAAGGATTTGGTGCAATAGACTATCAGTTGTTTATGAACGTTGTACGATTCTATTTTGATAAGGCAATGTTCAAATATATCAAGTCGGTTGTGCCAGCCAGAGCCAACCTCGTTGATGGTATTTTGATTGAACCGTCCATTTTGGAGCGTCCAAAGATTCAGTTGAAGCCAATGGTTCAAGAAACCATTCAACAAAAAGAATCGCACATAGAAGTTAATCGCGGAGTTGCCGGAACGCAGATTCATAAATTGGAAGATACTTTGGTGACAAAAAATGAAGGAAAATCAATTTTAAGTGATGTAAATCAAATATTTTTTCCAACCGACGAAGACCAGTACGGATTTGCAGTATATTCAGACAATGGAGTTACATATTACAACGGAGAATATTATCGAGCAGATGTAATCAAAGTCAAGAAGCAGTATCAAGTATACAACAAATACAATTTACCATCGTCTTCATTCAATGACCGTGAGATAAATGTCAATTTGAATGGAACTGTTCAAACAATGTCGTCTTCTTATTACAAAATTAATATGGCAAAATTGCCAGAATTAACTTCATATATCACGACAATTTCCTATGAAGATATATACTACAGCGGAAGCGTCAGCTTTGTTCCATCTTCAATTGGGTCGCCAACATCTTTCACTACATCATCGGCACATTCATTAAATGGCACAATATTATCCGGTTCTGTATGGGGATCGACAGGAAATGGTGTAATATCATCACCCGGCATTTCTATAACTGCTGATTATGTTTCAGCATATCCTATGATTTATACCGGAACTTTTACATATTCTGGTGGAATATATCATTTTGTTGGAAGTATATTTGGCGGAGTTCCGGCCACATTGAATCTTGCAAAATATAATACCACATTTTTGTCATCCGGAACCGATCCCGTCACCAACGACTTCAAATATAGAACATCGGGTACATTCTTCGGTTCTTTGTCTTCTGGTATTGATTATAAAAAAGCACTATCTATGGAATATTACCCCCAGAACGCCGAATTGCTGAATGGGTATTTTAACAATCACCATAAATACGGCAAACGACAGTTTTCTTTAAAGGAAATAAACTCATACGACAATGCAAAAGTCCGTTTTAAGTGGAAAAAGCACAGTCAAAATAAAAAAACTACTGTTGATGTTACCACCGGTTTGTTGAATAACTCTGAGCCAATTGAAACAAAAACGGTTTAAAAATAGTAAAAAAGTAATCAGATATATATTTATTGAGAAAGTAACACTATATGGCGTATATCAATAATGAAATAATAACAGTAGATGCGGTCTTGACAAAGAAGGGTAGAGAACTACTTGCGGCAAATGGCGGATTGAATATCAAGTCATATGCCTTGGCCGACGACGAAATTGATTATCGTCTGTATCAACCAAATCATCCACAAGGTTCAGCTTACTATGATTTGGCTATTCGCAACACACCGGTATTTGAAGCATTCACTGACGAAACTCAGTTGCTAAAATACAAGCTTGTTACTCTGCCTTCCGGAGTCACTTCTATCCCAGTCATTTCTCTTGGACAAAGTGCGATTTATGTAGACAAGGACTATAAGGGTGAAGTAATCATTGTTCCGTCTACCAACCCCGTTTACAACACAACTCTTGGTTATACAGCAATTTTGTCCAACAAGTCGGCTGGCACAATAATTGGCGAACAACTTCAGAATGTTACAAATGCAACGATCCCAACTTTTATTGGAGATGTTTCTTCAACAAC